GCGCTGCTCAGCGAGACGCTCAGAGGCTTCGCGAGACCAAGCGAGATAATCTTTCGTTTTGGCGCGAGCCGCCTTCCCGCCTCTCAGAAACGCGACGAACAGGCGATTTGCTGTCGGCGCCAACGGTAAGGAGAAGGTCGTCTCCGAGGCGATGTTGCGGCCATGTATGGGAGGAGCAATCATAATCACCGCCTAGAAGAAAAAGGGCGGGTCTCGCGGAAACGAAACGAGACCCGCCAGTAACCCGCAGCGAGGGAGGACGCTGTGCGGGTGTTCCTATTCGCCAACGGCCTTGCGCTTCCGATCCCAGCGCCAGAGGCTGAGATCAGCTGCGAGGCCGCGTTTCAGCAGCTCCTGTGAGATTGTCGGGAACGTGTGGGGAGGCAGGCGATCTGCGCCGCGCCAGTTGCCTATGGCTGATTGGCCCACCCCCAGGATGAGGCAGGCGGCCTTGGTTCCGCCCAAGGCGTCAACAACAGCGGCAACGGAGTAAAGTGATTTGCTCATACCTCAGAGTAACAAGCTAGTTGTTAGTCTGCAAGGTGGCCTGAGTATTTTCCGAACAAATATTTTGTGGACGAGCCAAAAGTTAATGCTTATTAACAGACCGCATGAGTAACGAGTTTAGCCCCAGGGCGATCGGCAACCGCCTCCGCTTTCTGCGCGAGGCGAAGGGCTGTAAGCACCAGATACAAATGGGGCGGCTCGTGGGCGTTTCTCAGTCCAGATATTCAAACTGGGAAAACGGGATCGGCGTCATCCCGGTGGAGTTTGCAGTTAAAATCTGCTCTCTCACCGGGGCCACGTTAGATTTCATTTATATAGGAAACGTCTCGTCTTTACCCATGCACCTTGCCTCCACCTGGGCGCAGGAGCCAATCGGGTTGCTGGGCAGCGCCGAGGACTGAATAACGCTGTCCTTAAAGATCCAGCCGTCAATCAATTCCCCCAGCATCGCATAGACCCGCCGAGCCGTCATTTCGTCGTCCGGCAGCTGGGTAGCCAGCGTCATCGCCTGCATTCTCAAATCTCTGTCCAGCATCTACCCCTCCACCCTGAATGGAACAATTCAGGAACGTAACACATTTTCTGATGGGCTGGCTATATATATGTTTCGTTAGATATAATCAAATTTCTTGTTATATTGTCCTTGACATAACAACTGAGTTGTTAGACGCTACGCGAACAAATCACGGAGAGCGTCATGTCTGAGGTTCAGTTTGCCACGCTGCTTTTCGCAGCGCCGTTCCTGGTTTTGTCGGCGATCTACACGGTCGGCATCATCGTTTTGGGCGACCACTAATGAGGCTGGTCGGCCCCTACCCTTTCATCGCCGGCGGCAAGATCCGCGTCGGTCTTCACCGCACAAACGGTGGGCCGACGTTGGTCTTCTTTGACGAGGCTGCGTCCACCCTGGACGAGGTCAGCATCAAGATCCCCACAGCCGACGAGACCGTCATCCGCGCATACGAGGACGCTGTGCGCGCGTTCAACCTCAAGCTCGCCACGTCATTGGCAAAGGAGGTCGCGTGAAACACAGCGACGAATGGCATGCGTTTCGGCGCGACGGGATCGGCGGGTCAGACGCAAACGTGATTATGGGCGGGGATCCTGAGAAGATCCTGCGCCTATGGAAAGAGAAGCGCGGCGAGATAGAGCCGGAGGATCTATCTGGCATCCTCCCGGTGCGCATGGGCAGCTTCACAGAGGCTTTCAACATCCAGTGGTTTGAAGAGCAGACCGGCAAGGTCGTCACCAGCAACGGCGATCAGCGCATCCACCCTGAACACGACTGGATGCGTTGCACCCTAGATGGAGAGACCGATGCCTAAAGCCATTTTCGAGGCCAAGCACGTTACTGCGTTCGCAAGAGAGGATGAGATCAAGGCTCGTTATTTCCCGCAAGTGCAGCATTGCATGTATGTGACCGGCGCCGAGAAGGCATATCTGTCGGTCTTTTTTGGCAACGCCAAATGGGTGGTTTTTGAGATCGTCGCCGAGCCGATCTACCAGGCGCAGCTTGTCGAGGCTGAGCGCAAGTTCTGGGAATGCGTCCAGACCGGCGAGCCGCCTGTAGCCGTCAGCATTCCGGCTCCCGTCGAGGCTATTCGCAAGGTCGATATGAGCCAATCGAACAGCTGGGCCAGCAATGCGAGCCTGTGGCTGCGCAATCGAGGCTACGCGAAGGTTTTCACCCAAGCGGCTGCAGATCTCAAAGAGCTTATCGAGGACGACGTCATTGAGGCTTACGGCGCCGGCATTCGCGCCAAGCGCAGCAAGAGCGGCTCGATCACCATTTCGGAGGACAAGGGCAAATGACATACGCAATCGAGAAAAACATTTTTCGAGAAAGACAGCCTCGATCCAAGAAATACGATTTTCCATTAGCTGAAATGGAAAGCGGTGACAGTTTTTTTGTTCCTTCAGCTGACATCGCAAACATCAATGGATTTCGTAGTGCATTTTATATGCAGACGCACTCATTGAATTTTAGGCTGCAACGGCTTGGCAAAGAAAAACGCTATTTCAGTTCGCGCAAAGTTGATGGCGGTATTCGTGTTTGGAGGGATATGTAATGGAAGCGATTTTGACCATGCCGCCGGAAATTGCCGGCCCGGTTGTTGATGTCTGCTCTGCGGTGAAAAAGGCTGTCAAAGAGCATGTCAATAAACACGGCGGCTACAAATATGTGAGCATCGACAAGTTCTACGAGGACATGGGGCCGCTGCTAGCAGACGCCGGCCTGATCCTGATGATGAACGAGCGCTCGGCTGAGAGCGACGGCAAATGGCTCAACGTCTCGTTTGATTTCTACATCTACCACAAAAGCGGCAAGCAATACGGCCCCGTCACCCGCTCTCAGGGCGTCCTGGCTAACGGCCCGCAGGCCTACGCGGCGGCGCAGTCGTTCGCCGAAAAATATTTCATGCGTCAGCTGTTCAAGATCCCGACCGGCGAGGAAGACGCTGACGGCGACAGTCAGTCAAACAAGCAGGCTATCCCCGCAAAAGCAAAGCCGGCTCCTGTTGAGCTAATGGCGGTGGCTGATAGCGCCCGTGAGCGCGACACTCTGCTTGCCAGCTTGTCTCTCTGCACATCAACAGACGCGATGCTGACTTGGATCGAGAAGACCGCAAAGCTGCGCGAGCGCATGCACAAAGCGGACGTCGTCGTTCTTCAAGATGCTTACCGTGATCAACAGGCCACAATCAAAGGAAAGGCTGCGTAATGAGCGACTATGACAATTCGAACACCGGCGTTCTGTTCAAAAACGATCGCAAGACCGAGGACAAGCACCCGGATTACACCGGCTCGTTCTACGACGCCAATGGCGCCGATTATTTCTGCGACGCCTGGATCAAGAAAAGCAGCAAGACCGGAGGCACATTTCTCTCGTTCCGCGTGAAGCCGAAAACCAAACAGCGCTCGGAGGGCCATCAGACGAGCCGCCCTTTGTCTCAGGAGCTGGACGACACCGTGCCATTTTAGGCAACAGGCGCATGCATTTCGGAGAGTAATGACGTGACCAGAGCAATGATGACTTTGCGGACTAAGGACGACCGGCAACGGGCCAGCAGCTGGGTGGAGAAGGCTCCACCCGGCACCCGCCTGGAGTTTAAGGCGCCGCGCCGTTCTCTGCCGCAGAACGATTTGCTCTGGAGCATGCTGACCGACATCAGCCGTCAGGTGGTTTGGTATGATGAAAAGCTCAGCCCAGCAGACTGGAAAGATATGCTGACATCGGCGTTGAGAAAGGCCCGCGTCATCCCTGGAATAGATGGTGGTTATGTCCCTCTTGGGCTGAGAACCTCAGATTTGAGCAAAGAAGAGTTTAGTAATTTGCTCGATCTTGCGAACGCCTTTGGTCAGCAGAAAAATGTCAGGTTTTCGCATTTGCAAGAGACAGGCGAATGATTACTCAAACAGGCCTAAAGGCCGTACTTTATTACGATCCTGGTGCGGGCCGGTTTGTGTGGCTTACTGACAGACGTGGTCAGATTAAATCTGGCGACGCTGCCGGGACGCCAACACACAACGGTTATGTCGCGATCAAGATTAATGGGAAAGTTTACGGCGCCCATAGATTGGCATTCATCTACATGACCGGAACAGCGCCGGTTGGAAATGTTGACCATGCCAATGGCGATCGATCTGACAATAGATGGTCAAATTTAAGATCATGCACGCAGTCCCAAAATTGCGCAAATTCCAGATTGTCGAAAGCAAATAAATCTGGGTTCAAGGGCGTATTTTATGAGACGCGGCGCAACAAATGGGTTGGACGAATACGGATAAGAGGCCGGAACTATCATCTAGGCCAATATGAAACTGCAGAAGCAGCTCATGCAGCTTATGTGGATTTTGCATCAAAGCATAATGGCGAGTTCGCAAGGGCTAGATGACTGATGTCGGAACGACCGAACGAAAGAGACTTACGCCTTCTCAGCGGCTCAAGCTATTCGAGAAGCACAAAGGGACGTGCGCTCTTTGTGGCATGGAGATTAAGGGCAAGCGCTGGGTCGTCGAACACATGCGACCGCTTGGCTTGGGCGGAACGAATGAGGTCGATGAAAACCTCCGGCCAGTCCACGAGGCTTGCGCAAGAGAAAAAACGATTGAGGACGTTAAGGCAATCGCTCGCGCGAAACGTATCAAAATGCGGGCGATTGGCATTGAGACGAGCGGAAAAAAGATCCAGTCCAGAGGCTTCCCGAGAGCTGAAAAACAAGCGCGCATAGAAAAACAAAAGCTGCCGCCGAGGAGCCTATACGAATGAATGGCGTCGTTTTTATGTTGAGCAAGGAGCAGCGAGACCGGCTCAAGCCTGCTTTCGCGCTCTATGAGAAAATCGGCGCCGCCATCGGATCGTCAAAGGGCCAAGACGTGGTCAACGCCTTCGCCCTGCTCATCGCCGCCAACTGCTCTGCTAGGGGCTACGATGTGGAAGATGTGATCGATTTTCTGGAAGAAGCGACCGAGGAGGTTTTCCAAGCGATCGTCGTCAGCGGCGAGATAAAGGAAAACAACGTCGTGGACATCAATGATTTTATGACGCCGGTCAATAAAAAGGACGGGCATTGACACTAAAGTATCAGCAAGGGTAAAAGGAATACTGCGATGGCGGAAGCTATGGCTAAATTGATGAACCTGGAAGAGGCGTCCGGCATCCTCGGCATATGCAGCCGTCAGATGCGGAAGATAATCAAGGAAGGGAAAATCCCTTTCGTGAATGTCGGCAATAAGACCCGCCCGGCTTACAGGTTCAGGCCCGCCGACATTGATGCGTTTATTTCGGGGAGGATCACACTATGCCAGCCAAAATCACAGGCCTCATCAAGCGTGGAGACGTCTGGCATTTCGACTTCCGGCTTCAAGGTCATCGATTTCACGGAACTACACATGAAAATGAGCGGGGGAAAGCCGAAAGGCGGCTTGCGGAAATCAAAGCCGAGAAATCTGAGTATCTGAAACAGCTGAACGGGACGATCCCGTGGACGTTTGGCATGGCCGCAACCACCTGGTGGGAGCATAAGGGCCAGCATCGCAAAGACCACAAGGATGTCGTGCGTTTTTTGAAATGGCTTAACATGCAGATCGGCTCGAAAAGAGCGCTTGCCACGATCGACAACCAGGTCGTGGCCCAGCTCGTCGCCAAGCGCCGCGCTGAGGATGTTACCGCCGGCACCGTCAATCGCTCGGTCACCGAGCCAATGCGCGCGATCCTGCGTTACGCCGAGTTCCTTGAGCAGCCGGTGAAGCGGATTAACTGGCGTGAGCATCTCCTGAAAGAGGACGCTGAGCGCGTCCGCGAGATGTCAGCCGACGAGGAGCAGCGCCTGTTCGCCGCTTTCCGGCAAGACTTTCTGCCAATTATCAAGTTCTTGCTCTCCACCGGCATCCGGCGCGCCGAGGCCTGCAACCTGGTCTGGAACGACGTGGACATGAACACCGCCACCATGACGGTTCGCGGCAAGGGCGGGACGGTCGATCGGCGCCCGCTGCCAAAGGCCGCTATGGCGATCCTTCAGGGCGAGCTGGGCAATCACCCTACCCGCGTCTTTACCTATGTCGTCAAACGCCATGAGTTCGCCAACGCGCCGCTCGGCTCCCGCGTTCCGATCTGCCCCGACACCCTCTCCACCGCTTATTGGAGAGCCAGGAAAAATTCCGGCGTCACCGATCTGCGCCTGCATGACATCCGGCACACGACCGCCTCTCGTGTCGTGCGCAAGACAGGCAACCTGATGGCGGCGAGCAAGGCTCTCGGCCACAAGCGGATCACGACGACCCAGCGCTACGCCCACCTCGCCGCCGAGGACGTGCGCGCCGCTCTGGACGCAGCCGCGTCTCCCACAATCATCCCACAGGACAAGCAGGATAAGGCTGCAAATGATTGATATGTCTGGGATCTATGCTTGCTGGAAGCGCATCTTGGGAAGCTGTCGTTCTACCACTGAACTACGCCCGCGCGCTTTTGTAAAGCACAGAAATCATTACAGCTTCTCTAGCGCCTCGGCAAGACCCCCAGAACAAAAACTAGAACAAAACGGGCCATGTGGGAGTTTTGTGGGACAGATCTCCCACAAAATTCACTACATTGTTCGCCGCCTGTTCTCTCGCTCAAAAATTACCGGCGCCCGCCACTGGGGATCGCCCGGCACCAATAACTCTCCCCCGGCTGGCCGCCCGCCGCGCGTGAGGGTTCGCATCTCCCTGGGCGGCCAGGAGATGTCAAAATGAGCTTTGAGGCTATCATCAACGACCAGCGCGCCATCTCGCGCCTGACCGTCGCCATTAACTCGATCGTCGCTCAGCAAGTGTTCGATGGCCGGGCCAACAAGCCGTGGATCTATGACGACACCCAGCGCATGCTCGGCGTCGCCTGGAACCTGGATCTCGCTCCCCTGGCGCCGACCCAGCAGTCAGGCGACCATTATGGCCTCGTCTCTGAGACGCAGGCGCCGGCCAACCCTAAACTCGAGGCGCTCAGCAAGATCATCTCGGATCAGCTGGAGACGATCGAAGAGAAGCCGGCCAAGCGTAAGGCGGCGGCATGAGAGCCGCCCTTGAAATCTTCGAGGCGGCGATGATCGTCTTCCTGATCGGGCTGGTCGTCATCCTCGGGGTGGCGGCCCTCGTTCATACGTTTCTCGACCCGCCAGAAACAAAAAAGGCCCGGCTAGAGTTTCCTCCAGCCGGGTATTTCTGTCCCCTCAACCATGAGGGGCATTGCGCCGCGAAAGCTGATTGAGGGCTACGGCCCTCTTTCTATCTTCGCTTCTCTATTGCGGCCTCTATTCGCTCAACAGACTTTAAGATGCTTTCCAGCTTCTCTGCGGATCTGGCTTGTCCAGTTTCCAAATCTCTTACACGGGTCTCGATGTCTTTCTGCGCGACCGTCAGATGCGACAGACCCTGGTGGGTTGCGTCAGATCGTTCAGTCATCGACCCCCAGGCGATAAAGCCGGCGCCGGCCAAAGCCACAAGGTTCACGATATTCCCTAAAGAGAAATCCCATCTAATGTGGCCGGTCGGTTCTTCGTCCATTATTTCACCCTGCAAGCATCGCGGAATTTGCCATAGTCAGTAACCAGGCGGCGCAGCTCGGCGTCTTTATGGAGCGCTCGCATTTCAGCGGCGGCTCGCTTCATCTGGTCGGCGGAATAATTGACCAGGGGCGGGCAACCGCCGCCCCCCGTCGATTGGCAGGCAGCGAGATTAAAAAGTGCCGCCGTTAAGGCGATCAATCGTTTCATCATCTGTCCTCGCCTGGGCAATGATCTCGGCGCGCTTCTTGTCGATCGCCGCCTGCTCCTCCAGCTTGCGCAGACGCTCGGAAAGCACACCCTTCTCGCGCTCCAGGGAGAGAGCGAAAATAAACAGGGTCACGCCAAAAGCGCCCAGCAAGCCGATGATCAGGATCGTCATCACAGGCTTTTATTTCCGCCGGTGACATTCCAATCTTTCGCCTGGACAAGACCAACGCCGACCAGAGCGGCGATGACGTCATCGATATTGATTGTTTTGGTCTGCCAAGCGTTCCAGGCGACAGCCAAAAGCGCCAGAATGCCGGGAATAGTTGTTTTCCAAGAGGTCAACATATTTTGCTCCTAGTTGCAGGGGTTGCGGGTATTGTCTCGTGCCACGCACTCAACATATTTTGCCGTCTCGCATCCCGTCAGGAACGCGGCTCCGATCAAGATGCAAAGCAGGACTGCAAGCGCGAGAATTGAGTGAGCAAGTTCTCTGATCATGCGAGTTTCGTCGGAGGTTGTTTCCCAGCGCGGAGCTGGGCGAGCGTCAGACCGCCCGTCCATTGAAAGTGCGGGTATTCTTTGAACGTCTTCCAATCGCCGGCCCATTCCAGGCCGACGCTCTTGCCGATCTGACCGAGGCGCTGAAACGTGCGCATGTCGTTCCACATCGCCTTGCCGTTCACCAGCGGGACGACGTCAAACGCGAGGCGGTAATTGTGCCAGGACTGTCCGGCTTTCGCGTTCGTAACAATACGACCCGCCTTTGTGCGGCCCTGCGCGTAAAGAGCATTCTGGCTCTCACCATCACGATAAGTGCTAGTAACCAGGACATCGATGCCCTCCTTCTTCGCAGCGGCGATGAATTTTTTCGCCATGTCCTGCACGACAGGATTGAGATCAGCGAGATTGCGAGAATTGATCATTGTATTTCCCAGCGGAGCAGCTGGCCGATGCCAAAGAGCAAACGGCAAAGAAAAAGGGCTGCACCGATGAGGCACAGCCCTTTGATGAATTGGATCTCGTCGTCCGGCATTACGGCTCGTCGAGGAGACCTCGAACAGCAGCGGCTCCGGCTATGCCGCCGAACGGTTGCGTCGCACGAGCAGCGCCGCGCTGGATCGCATTCGGAGGAGGCAGAACAGGGTTTCTGGTTCCGCCTGCCCTAACAACGCGCATCGCCTCGTTGACGTTGCGCCTCGTCAGTCGATCTCCGAGAACTTTTGCGCCATGCGTAACGCCTGTGATGGCGAGCGCGAGTTCAGGATAATCATGCAGGATTGAACCCAGAGCGAGAGCCGATACCGGCCCTTTCAGCGGTGAAAAATTGCCGATCTTTCGCGCCGCGTTCTCTGCCGTGTTGCCTCTGACGCCAACCTCCATCGCCGCGTTTTCGTCAGGCGTATAGGCCTGGGTGCCGTTTTTCTCCCATACGCTGCGGAGGTTTTGGCGCATGGCGTTGTTGATGTTGCCGCCGGAATAGGTCGAGCCGGCGCGGTTCTGTGCGCGCCACATTGCGTCGTCCAGCTCGTTAGCCTTGGAGTAGGATCTCCAGTGCCTGTTGCCTTCAGCCAGGTTCGCCGCCGATACCCTGCCGTCTCCACCGACAAAATGGTGGTCGGCGGGGTTGGTGAGGAGCTTGTCGAACTCATCCATCAGCATTGAGCCAAAGCGCGCCTCGTTGTCGTCGTCGGCGCGGCGGATATTCTGGATCATGCTCCTGACGTTTTGGATCTGTGTCGGCGTCGGCATACCGAGACCCATCGCCTGCATCTGCTTGAGCTTGTCCAACTCTCGCATCACGCCGATCGGCTTAGATGTGATGGACGATGACCAGCCCTCAGACTGCAGCTTTTTCATCAGGGCGTCGCGCATGTCGCCGACAAAGGCTGGCGTGTATCGACCGCCGGAGTTCTCAAACCGATCGTAAAAAGCCTGCGCCGTATCCTTCAGGCTCTGCGTCGATGGCGAGCGAGCGACCCGCTCTGCAGCATTTGTCAGAGCAGCTGCGTTTCTGACGCTGGCGCCGAGGGCATGACCAGCTGCGCCGCCTACCGTGCCGACCAGGGAGCCTTTCAGCATCTGATCCGGCATCTCGGCGATCGTGTCAGCGTCGCCTGCAGCCTGGACGGCGCCAGTGACAGCGCCCGCGCCCATGCTGTTTTTCAGCGCCTCATAATTGGCTCTGGAAGCCGCAGGAGCGACTGCAGCTCTGGGGGCGACAGATCCAGCGACAGCCGGCAAAGACGCGCCAGCGCCCTCCGTAGCCACAGGCAATGATGCTCCAGCTCTGGTGAGCAGCGGGACACCCGCCTCAACCGCTTTTTTGCCGGCCATGAGACCGCGCAGGCCGGTGAATACCTCGCCGCCGGCGATCGACGCGGGGATGGATCCGACGACCTCGGCGCCAGTGCCATACCAGCCGGTCGATTTATCTGCGGCATCCAGTGCGCGCCGCTCATAGTCGCGCGCGTTGGTGTATCGCTCGCCGAACGTGTTGCCGACTGCGCCGCGACCGCCAAAGATCCCTTTGAGCAAGCCAGATGCCTCATCGCCAAAGCCGAGCGCAGCGCCCTGCTTGAACTTGCGCATCATGCCAGGGACAAAGCCTGCATCAGGATGAAAAGCGGAAAGAGCCGCATCTTCGCTATCGGCGTCGATGTGGTAGGTGCCGCCGTCAGGCCCGACGATTTCGTATGTGGGCATCAGTTGATCCTTGTAATTGATCTAACGCCATGCGGGAGGTTGTTCTGAGGCTTGGCGGGCTGCGCTTTAGGATCTTCGCCCAGCTTCAGGATCTCAGCGATCTCCGGCTTGATCAGCGACTGCGAGGTCGGCCCCATCGTGTTCCGCCACTCTTCATCCTGGACGCCGATCTTCTCGCCCAGCAGGCGGATCTGGTTGCGGATGCGAGCTTGGACAGCGGCTTTGCCAAGCGCAGGATCAAACAGCTCTTTGATCTTCTCGCGGCCACCCTCTGACGCAATGCCGAGAGCCTTCGCCATTTCGTCGCCGCCGATCTCCATCGTCTGCAGATAATTCATCGCGGCAATCGCATTCGGATCGCCCTCATCCGCCTTACGTTTCATTGCGTAGACGTCGTAAGAGTTCTTGGCGCCGGAGAGAAAACCGTAGTCGTTCTGCGGGAGAGCGTTGGAATAATCCATCAGCGCTTTGAAATGGCGCAGGCCAACCTCGGCGTTCTTGCGCATGCCGCCGGCGGAATTGGGCTGATTGCTCGCCTGATCCAGCTGCGCCTTTTTGCGCACGTCAAACGTCGCGGCGTTGTAGGACGGGTCAACCATGCTGACCAAGCTATTCAGGACAGCGCCAGCCTGTGTGCCGAGCTTCCTGGTCGGGAACGGCTGCTGGCCGCTGACAATGCCTTCGACCTCAGACGCAAGCGACGGGTATGATTTCTTGATGACCTCAAGCGCGTCTTTGCCGCTCTTGCCGTTCGCCTGCTGCGCAACAGCGTCCAGGGAGGGCATGGCGTTGCCGCCGCCGGCGGAATAAGGCTTGATCGTCCCGTCAGGGTAGATCCAGCCATATTGATCCTCGCCGAGCGGGTTCGTGCCGACCTTCTCAAATTTTGGCTTGGACGCGGAGGCGATCGCTGCGAGCTTGGCGGCGCGGTCGAGCGGATCCTGCGTCGCGCGGTGGACGACAATCTGCTCCAGGGAGGACGGCGACAGGGTCGCAAGCGCTTCCGGCGTGACGCCAAATTTCTCGGCGAAGCCAGGCTCGGATTTCATGCGCTCAAAGAGAGCATTGCGGCGTTCGACATCGCCCTGCTCTTGCTGCGCGCGAGTATTCATCAGACGGGCCTGCGCCGCCATCTGCATGTCGTTCTGGATGCCGTCCATATACTGCGGCGCCTGCGCCAGGATCGTCGCGCGCTCACGCGGCGTCATGCGCTGGCCGGCGGCGACAAGCATCATGCCGAGCTGGCCCATACGGCTTAGCGCGGCGTTGTTGAAATCCTGCTGCTGCGTCTCCCGCAACGTCGGCGCTGCGACAGCGGCGGTGGTCGGCGTCGGGGCGGTAACAGGGCCAGTGGGGGCGACGGCGCCAGGCAGAGCCATCGGCTGGCCGGTTATGCGGCGGAAAAATTCATCAAGAGGAAGCGGCATTATTCACCTCCCAGCAGGCCGAGAGCCTGGGCGTGGTTTCGATTGTGGAAATCCAGCATGGCCTGCTGAAACGCGGCGGTGTCCTGATCGTCCTGCTCGTCCTGCGCTTCGTCAGCGAGGCCCATCGCAGCTTTGCGAATACCGACGAGGCCAGTCGGGACGGTCGGCATAGGGACAGGCTCGGAGGCCGGCGCCGATCGCTCAGCGTCAAGCAATCCGATCAGCTCGCCGATGTTGCTCGGCTGTGCTTTGGAGGTTCCTGAGTAAGCAAGCGGAGAGCCGCCAGACATCTTGGCGACATGCTCGGCGACAGTGCCGGCGCCGTCGCTGCGGTTGTAGTGACCAGGAGAGCCGGCGAGGACGGTTGAATAGAGATCCTGCAGGCCCATGCCCGGCTTGAAGCCGCGCGCGGCCAGAAATTTACCGAACGCATCAATCTGATTTTTTGCGCTCGGGTTCTTCGTATCAATACCAAACTGCGCTCTTTCAGCTGGGCCGGCCTGAAAGATGCCGTAGTATTTACCGCCTTTGCCGCCCCAGACGTCTGGACGACCAGAGCTTTCGTGGTTGAATACTTTAAGCGCATCGTCGGGATTGTAATGATCGCGGGCCGCCGCCTGTCTAAGGTAGGCAATATCATCTGCTGTTAGCTTCATGCCGTCCTCCATGACAGGCCTGCCTTGACGTCACTGATTGTCGCCGGTGATACGCCAAAACGGATAGCCATTTCCGAGCGCTGTCCGCGCTTAAATCTTCCAACAATCGAGCGTATTTCTGCAACATGCTCGGGCTTGAGTTTAGCCATTGGATGTTTTTCGCAAGCAGGATGCCTCACATGATCCATTTGACCGCGCGAATAAGCATCAAGGGAATTATCTTTCTTGCTTCCGATATAAATATGTTGCGGATTTACGCACAGCTTGTTGTCGCATTTGTGCAGCGCCATCATCCCATGCGGAATTGTGCCATGTGATAATTCGCAAGAATATCTGTGCGCTGTTTTGTTCTTACCGTATGTTCCGTAACCGTGTGACGCGACAGCCGCGTCCCATATCCAGCATCCACTATTTGGCTCTGGCGATATGCGATCGGGGAATACTGCCATTATGTCTTCCGGCGTCATTACAGCAGCCCCCGCGCAGAAGCCTCGCCTCCGGCGAACTTGCCGGCCAGTGAGTTCATGGCGCCAGGATGCACCGTCAGGCGATCGCCGCGCCGTTTCGTGGCTCCGGGATAATGCTTCTCAATATCCTGGGCCATCGGGCCGACAACCTTCGGGTAGGTTTTCGGATCGCCCTTGTAGCGATAGCTGTAGATGTCGAGGCCGGTTTCCTCATCCTTGCCGAGCTTCTTGACGTCGGTTTTCATGTTTTTGTCCGACAAGAAACCCAAGCCAGCAGACAGAGCCGATCCAATCCCAGACGCCGCGCTCATGCCGCCAGACGGCGCAGCGAACAGACTGCCGATCCCCATCAGACCGCCCAGGCCCGTCATAATCGGATTGCTGCTCTGCTGCGGGCCGCCGGGAGACATCGACCAGCCAGAGCTGTTCGTGTTTGAGTTGCCGGACGACGTGCCGCTCATCGTGGAGTTGGTGTTCGACTGTCCCGTGGATGTGCCGGTCGTGTTCTGGTTTGTGTTCTGATACTGGTTCCCGACATTTGATTGAGCTGTCGAGTGCGGCGCTGCGCTGAGCGTCTGGTTGTAGAGCTGCTGCAGCTGGAGTGGGACGCCCTGCTGGCGCATCCACTCATTGTAGGCGGCGGTGTTTGCATTCTGCTCAGTCCCTTGGGCAAGGTTGCCAAAGTTCAGCAGATTGCCAATGCCGGTGTTCAGCGAGTTCTGCGCCGCCGTGCCGAGATTGGCGATCGCGCCGCCGCCGCTGAGCAGATTGTTCAGGTAGTTCTGGAACGACGACTGATTGCCCTGCTGAGCCGTCAGGTTGTTCTGCACGTCTTGGCTGAGCATATTCGTCGCCTGGCCGTAGCCGCTGTTCAGTAAATTGGCGACCAGGTTGTTGGTGTTCAGGTTGTTCTGAGCCGTCGCGACGCCTTCCTGGACGCCGTGACGCGAGCCGCCAAACGCCCTAGCGGCAATAGCCTGGTCGGCGGTCTGCTTGAGCGATTGATCAAGGTTCTGCCGGCTAAAATCCTGGACGCTGTTGACGACGTTTTGGATGTAGGGGTTCATGTAGTCGGAGATGCCCGACAAGCCATTTTTTAACGACTGAGCCTGTATCTGCGGCGCCGCCTGCAGGCCTGACTGGATCGTCGATTTCGCCTGGTCAAAATACGGCGAGAACTGATCGACAGCATTCTGGAACATATTGCCAGCTTGCGTCTGATACTGGTTGAGGCCAGCGGTCAGATCGCCGCCATAGGCCTGCGTGGGCTGGCTGAGCAAGTTCTGAGCGCTGCCGACGCCGGCTCGCGATGCATCTTCCAGCCATTGCGGGATTTGATTGAGCGATAGGCCAAAATTGCCGCCCTGGCTCTGCCCGGTCTGGTTCGCGTTGGTGGACGAACTCTGCGTTGTCGCGCTGGTCTGATCCTGGTTGGTCTTTGAGCTAGTCGCCGTGTTGCTGTTCTGGCTGGTGAGCGCCGGAAGCATATACATCCATTCGTTAGCCATTTTTATTTCCTTACATCGGCGGCTGGACGACGCCGCGCGTTGCGACGGTTCTAATTAGGTTCCCAGCATCATCCACAGTGATCTCGTAGACAGTGCCGTTTGGCGATTGCAGCAGGATCTGCGGCTGGATGATATTCGGCCCGGCGAGCAGACCAATGCGACGCGCAAGCTGAGACAGGAACGACGTCATCCAGATTGCGTCGTATTTTTGAGGAGCCGCGCCAAAAGATGGGAAGGCTGTCGGCTTTGTCGGCGTCGTCATCGAGCGCCTCCACCCTTGACGACATCAAACCGGATCTGGCCGACGCTCCAATAGTTGTCGCTCGTCGCCTCCACCCGCAGGCGAACGTCTTTGCCCGTCACGCGTGTGTCAGTGTAGCCATCCACCCTCGGCACATATGGGCCGTAAAGCGTCTCTGTCTGCGTCGGGGCATATCGGGAGTAGAACTTGATCTGGTAGTTCGTGCCGACGCTATCGGGATCGGTAGACACTAGCGCCTGATTGATGTCGATGTTCTGATCACCCTGCCCGAAATCCAGAATAGACGTCTCAGCCCAAACAGAACCGACGCGGCTTGATCCGTTCTCTAGCCAACCATCTTCCTGCTGGTAGACATAGTTGTCGATACCAGCCGCGATCGGGTAAGCCGCAGTATTCGCGCCAACCGCCGCAGTTCTCTGACGCTGGCCTCGGATCCAGATGTTGTCGGCGTAGTTCCAGATCACATAGTTGTTGCACTCGCCATTAGGCGCATTCAAATCCGGGTATTCAAACCAGAACTCAGGGAAGACGCCGCTTTCGTGCATGTGCGCGCGATAGTTCCCATACAGCGGATCGTAATTGTTCTTGATGTCGCCGAACATCGGGCATTGGATCTGCCGGATTGCGCCGCCGTCGTAGCGCCAGAAGCCAGACTGGCCGAACCAAACAGTCGATGAGCCGCCAGAAGCGATCGCATTTGGAGCCGAGAACGTCGTCGTGCCGAGCTTTTCAGCGCCATAGAAATACGGTGCGCCCACATAGCGAACCAGGAAGCATTCGTGCTGCGTTAGGACAAGGATGCCCTCTTTGACGCGAACGCCGGTAATAATCGGCGAGGTTGCTTCCAGATCGATATAGCCCGCCTGGCCCGTCGTCGTGTTGAACGTCCAGCCGTTGTAATTCTCGAAATCGCTCCAGGCTATGCGGCGCGGGTTGCCGCCTGCGCCCATAAGCATGACGGCGCGCTCAGCCGTGACAGCCACGGCGTAGTTGCCTGTCGGGGCATTCGACGGGACGTCCATCGGGGGGACGTTAGTATTCGTCGGAGCCAAGTGGAGCAGTCGGCCATCCGAGGAGCAGACAGACAGAAGATCCTGCCCGAACGACGCGAACGTCCAGTGATCGGGCTTGCGGAAGATCGGCGGGTTGTAATTGCGCTGTCTGCCGTATGTATCCTGGCCGACAATCTGAGAGGCGGTGATCGTCGGGCTAGACGAGCCGCTGGTATTGATCGGCGTCTTGTTCTTGCCAATCGCCGTGATCGTCGTGCTGGATACCGTTTGCGATGTATTGACAGTGTAGGTGCCAACGCCGCCAGAGCCAGTGCCGAGGGCGGTGATGTAGGTGCCGCCGGTGACGCCGGTGCCGTTGATGAAATCGCCGACAGCCAGGATGCCGCTGGAGACAGCCGAAACCGTCAGCGTCGTGCCGGAGATCGAGCCGGTGACAGTCGAAGGCCCGCAGAGCCTGAACGTATTCGCATCCACTGGAATGACATAATACGGGGTATTTGCAGACAACCCTGTCGGAAGCGCGCCGCCGCCAGAGAGCGTGAACTTGATGGCATCATCTGTCGTCAGGCCGTGGTTTGTCCAGGTGACAACGCCAGGCGATGCAATCGACACCGTGACGATGCTCGACGTGTTTACCGTCGTGCCGAACGGATCCCAGATCGTCTGCGTGTCGCCGTAAATGAGAGTGCCGTAACCGCCGCCGCCGATCGACAGCATGGAGACAAAGTTCGATGGCGTCACATCACTGAGAACGCCAAAGAGAACCTGGATGCCTGTCTCAGTCCCGATAGCCGTCCATTCGCGAGACGAGCTGTCGCGCCATTGAAATAGGCCTCGGATCTTAGCAGATTGCGCCTGCTGCGTGATGCGCGTCGATCCACCGATCGGCATCATCGCGCCAGACAGCCAACGCACATTGGAGGTGTCCCACCAGGTGTTAGGGACGTCGTAAGGCGTTGCCTGACGAACGACGCCAGGCTGCACCCTCATCGGGACAAAGGGCAATGCAGTATCCTTTAAGAGAGCTTCGTCAGCTTGTAGTGCGTCGTCAGATATTCATCGACGAGATCATCAACGAGGTTTGAGATCGCTCGGATGTTGCCAGCGATATTATCGCGGTTTTTGTCGATCCATTTCGCCTCGGCTGCGATATACTCGGCGATCTCGTCAGGATCCACAGTCTGCTGCTTAACGTCGCCGATCAGGCCGTATGCGCCTTGGTGCGCCTCAACAATGGTGTCCACCTTGTCGATCAGGCTGTCGTAAAACTCGCCGAGGACATTGTGCCGGAAACCAGACGTCTCCGCCCAGTGAGCGAGATGGACGGCGTTGCGAGTTGCAAAGACGCGGGAGATTAGCTCTTCGATCATTTATTCCTCACGTCCAACGGATGTAAATCCAACCACCAGATCCTGATGATCCATTACCGGCAGCGCCAGAACCAAGCTTTACTCCTCCAGAGCCGCCGCCTCCTGCTGCGCCAATGGAAATCGGAACAGATAAGCCATAATAATTTTTGATTGTGGCCCAGCCCATACTGTCGATGTCCATCACAAGTATTTCGCCGCTGTTGCCGCCCGTGCCGCCGGATCCGCCGTCACCACCCTGCCGATACAATGTGTAAGGATATGCGGCGCCATTGCTATGAACGCCGCCTGCGCGGCCACCGCCACCGCCAGCAGAGCCACCAGATCCACCAGAGCCAGACGCGCCAGCAGAGCCGTTGCCATCTTGCACAACGCCGCCGAGGGCATTTGTTATTGTAAGTCCAGCGCCACCACCGGCACCGCCGCCCTGTCCCGTCACAGCAAATCCAGACCCAGCCCAGAAAGTTGTAGAGCCGCCGGCTCCACCACTAGATCCACCATATGCTTCATTGTAATTCGGAACGTAGCAGCCACCACCACCGCCACCACCGGCGCCATAACACCTGACATACAGTTTGTTGAATAATGACGGCAGAGTAATTGATGAGCCAGAAGTGTAGGTTGCGTTGCCAGGAACGACGGGGCTTGTTCCCTGCGTAGAATAAAAGTCTGTGAAGGCAATGGCGCCAGCAGGGAAATAACCTGAACTATTGTCGGGGCGGTAGAACAACGTGCCGCGATAAGCATTCAGGTTATTGCCACGCCCATTGAAGCCGGATGGGCCATTGATGTCCTGCATAGTTAGCGGAGGCCGATTGCCGCCATTAGGTAGCATCAGCGCGCCTCCACAGCAGCCAGGCGGTCGTCGATGCTTTTCAGAGCCTCAATCAGGACGCCGGAGATATTGCCGTATGCAACCGAGAGGGTGCCGTCATTGGTATGCACAACCTGGGGCAGAACCTCTTGCATCTCTTGAGCGATGACGCCGACGCCGGCCTTGTCGTCCTCAATGCGATCATAGAACACGCCGCGCATACGACGAACCAGAGACATCGGATCCTGGATCGTTTCGACGTTCTTTTTGAGCTTGGCGTCGGAGTAAGCGGTGACGTTGCCAGCGGCTGTGAAATTGCCGGACGTGTCCCAGTAAGCCAGGTTAGAGCCGCCACTATTCTTCCAGCCAGCCGCCGAGGCGTTGCCGTAGAAATATCCGCCAGAGCTGCCGAGCGTGATTGCGCGCTCACTGGAGCCGCTGACGATCAATAGATTGCCCGTCATTGACGTGGTGCCAGAGACTGACAGATTGCTGGACAGCGTGGCCGCGCCGCTGACGACGAGCGTCGAGGTAAGGGATGTCGCTCCAGATGCGCTTAGCGTCGAGAGAGAAGCCGCGCCGGAGATCGTGCCGGACACCGACAGATTGCCCGACATGCTGACGTTGCCACCAGAAACGACAAGTTGAGTTGAGCCGACTGTTAAGCCATTAGAGGCCAACGTCGTCGCGCCGATCACATTAAGGCTGCTGGAAAGCGTCGTAGCGCCAGAGACGCCGAGAGTGCTGGAGAGCGTCGTGGCTCCCGTCACGCCGAGCGTGGAAGCAAGCGTCGCCGCGCCGCCAGCATACAGAGTGCCTGCTCCCGCGCTTAACCCGGCAGCTGTTATTGAGCCAGTGGCCGTGACATTGCCGCCCGTAACCTGGAGCTGCCCAGAGCCGACGTTGAGGCCATTGGAGGCGAGCGTGGTTGCACCGGCAACCGACAGCGTTCCAGACAGAGCCGCATTGCCAGTGAGAGCGGTTGTGCCAGAGACGGCGAGATTGCCCGTCGTGCTGACATTGCCGCCGGAACAATTCAGCTGCCCCGCTCCGACGTTGAGGCCGTTATAGGCAAGAGCTGTTGCACCAGTGACTGAAAGCGAACCGCCAAGGATCGTTGCACCGGAGCCGCTCAACGTGAATGCGCCCTGGAAGGTGACGTTAGAGCTTACCGTCAGCGTCGTGGAGAGCAACGTCGCGCCCGACACCGTCAGGCCGCCCGAGGCCGTGACATTGCCGCCCGTCACGCGCAGCTGGCCGGAGCCGACATTCAAGCCGTTCGACGGGAGGTTGATCGCGCCCGCCAGCGTCTGCGCGCTCGTCAGGATGCGAGACACCATGTTGGCGTCGATCGTATCCAGATCGGCATTCAAATGCGCGCCCCAGGCATTCGTATCCGAGCCGATCTCCGGCTTCGTCAGATTGTATGTCGGGGTAAACGTATTAGCCATGATTTAAGCCGCCTGTTGTTGCGGTGTGAATGACGATGTGATTGGCGTCCAGACTGCAGATCCTGGCGTCTCTGTCGGGGTATCCGCGACGCCATCAGACACAGCTATGCCGCCGATCGGCGCACCACCAAGCGCGCCTGTCGGGCGAACATTCGCCTGCGGCTGCAGCGGGGTTATTTTGTCCCAGTAAGCCACGCTAGATGCCGGTTGCGTCCAGAGCGCGCCAATAGCGCCGCCAGAGGGAGGCGATGCGGTTGCAGCTATCGGAGCGCCACCGATAGAAGCGCAGCCAAGAGCGCCGCCGATCTGCGTGACATTGCTTGGCGGGAGAGCCGGGTTGACGCCCTGCCAGAAGGCCTCGCCATTAGCTTGCGGCGTCCATACAGACGGGCCAGAGGGAATAACCGCCCACTGAACCACAACGCCGCCAGACGCGCTGTCGGGCGCTTCTGAGGCTATCAGAGCGGCGGATGCCGTGACGCCAACCTGGATGCTCGCCGTGTCTGGCGCTTCAACCAGAGCAAACGAGCAGGCGTCGAATACCTGGCCCGCAAAGGAGGCAACGTCCTGCGCCTCAGTCGCCGCCAAGCTCGCCTGCGTTATTGCAGCCGCTGATCCTGACGCAGTATCCTGCGCCTCGGTGACAGCAAGATCGGCAGACGCGACAATGGCTGTCGTGATCGACGCGGTGTCAGCCGCCTCAGTCGCGGCGAGATCCGCATAGGCCGGATTGATCTGAGCCGAGCCAGAGGCCGTGTCCTGCGCCTCAGTCGCCAGTAGGTTGACGAACGTAGTGGCGGAAACAGATCCAGAGGCGGTGTCAGTCGCCTCAGTGACGTCTAGGCTGGCCGAGGCTGTAAGCGATACGCTGACAGACGCTGTGTCTGCAGCTTCCGTGACAGCAAGGCTCGCCGACGCGACGACATCAACCGCTACGGCGGCGGTATCCGCAGCCTCAGTAGCAGATAGATAGAGGGTGGCTCCCGTCGCCGCTGTAGCCCCGATGGGCGCTGATGCGAGCGGCGAGAAGCCAAGCATGGGCTATTACTCGGGCTGAGTTTCGGACGGCTTCATAGCAGCGTCGGCCTGCGCACGGATCGCGCTGAATACATCAATGCTGGCCTTGAGCGGCAATTCACCCAGAGCCGCCATGACGACATTCCACTGAGCAACCGTCAGCTTGATGTTAATTTCCTGGCCTTCCATCAATTCCCCCAAGGTAATGCCGGAGATGCTTCCGGCGGCGTAATCTGGTTCGCGATCTGCTGATCAAGGTAGCCCTCGATCTCAGCGATCTTGCCCTGCCCCATTGACGACTGAACCCAGGACAAAACCTGATCCTTTGTCAGCTTGTCGTAGGGCGTGAAATCGCCTTCGGGATCCAGCTCAACCATTTGCGAGCCAGACACAGTCGCCTCATGCTCGCCGTCAGTCGCAGTCACGCGCCAGTAGACGACGAACACGACGTTATCGAAGCCGTCTTTCTGTGGGTATGCGTCGAGACGCTCCGGCGTCCACTCATAAGTGTTCATCAGGCTACCCAGGGAAGCGGCGGGTTGACGACTGGCGGATTGATCTGGTTAGCAATCTGCTGGTCGAGCGCTGCGACCTGCGCCGCGAGCGTTTCCGTGCCAAATGCTTCCTCAAGCCAACCGATAACCTGTGCTTCCGTGAGATCAGCATAGGGCGTGAACGGCGCGTCAGGATCAAGCGTCACGGCCTGCGAACCGTATATATCGCCGTTGTGGCCGGAGCCGTCAGTCGCCTGACGACGCCAGTGGACGGTGAACACAACGTCCGTGCGGTCGTCGTGTTGTGGGTAGCAGTCGAGTTGTGAGATTACCCAAGTGTAGGTGTTAGCCATTAAGTTGTTCCTCTAGGGCGGTGACTTTTGCGGCGAGTTCTTGGAAAGCTTTAATCAGACGCGGCGTGATGCGTCCGTAGTCCACCTGCCAAACATCTCTCTGAGCAACCATTTCAGGCGCATATTCATTAGCTTCCTGCGCTACGACGCCATAGTCAGTATGCGAACCGTCTGCTTTCCAATCGAATTGTCTGATCGGCATAGAAATTATTGAGCTAAGAGCAGGTGCGGCGTCTATAATGTTTTCTTTCAATTTAATGTCAGACGATGTTCCGTAAGTCGTCGTAATGCCGCTAATTGTAATAGCACCGGCTAAAGCATTGCTGCTATTCACAAAGCTGGCAATAGCGCCATTTGCTTGCGTATCTTTAACAAGTATTCCGTTAAGTCCAGAGCCAGTGGATGTAACAAAACGTCCGTTGTATGATCCGCCTTGGCTCGTCGTCCCAACCAGCAGGTTCCCGCTGGCGTCAATTCGCATACGTTCAACTGAAGCTGCCGCAAATACCATAGCCGCATCGGTATTAAGCAAAGTTAAACCAGAAGCGTGACCGATAGAAAAGGTGCTATATACAGCATCAGAAAACGATGTCGAATAGTTCCAGCCGCCGCCAGCAACATAGCCTCGAACTGCAAATTTACCGTAAGAACTAGGTGTAGCCGTCCCGATACCTACGTTACCCGCGCTATCAACGCGCATTCTTTCGTCTATGGTTCCATTGCTGGTCGTTGTAGCTACTGCAAAATAGCCACTATAGTTACCAGCGGTGCCACTTTCTCTACGACCGGAAATTGTAGCACAAGAGTAGGGAGCGCTAATATTACCGTCAAACGCACTAAAAGAAAGAGAACCACCTACGTTTGCGGCGGTAGCATTGGTTGCCGCAATACTTACCATACCAGCTTGGTTAAATTGGGCCGCTCCTATTCCGTTAAAATTAACAAGACTTGCTTGAAAACTAGCGTAGTTTGTTCCGACTACTAAAGGAACAGAAGGTGACGTAGCGCCAATACCCAACCGGCCCGAAGCATCCAGCGTCATCGCCTGCGTGAAGCTGATGGGATTGCCTGCGGAAACGGAGGCTCCTGTATACCAGATATGCTGGCCCACAAACTGTTTGTATTGAGTTGATGCACCTGTGCTAATGGCTTTCCAAACAGAACCATCATAGTAGCCATTAAGCACTAACAACCCTTGGCCGTAATCGTAGCCCAAAAGTGAAAAGTTCTTGTTTTGAAGAACCGTAAACGCACCCCAAGCACTCGGCGTAACACCCAGTCCTAAATTTCCTGACGCATCCTGCACACACAGGCCAGAAGCGCCGTTGACTGCGTTGCCGAGAGCTGTGGCTACGCCCGTGCCGAAACTCGTTATACCAGTGCCGCCGTTCGCAACCGGGAGTGTGCCGGTGACGCCGGTGGCGAGAGGCAGGCCGGTGGCGTTCGTCAGCGTCGCAGAGGATGGCGTTCCAAGCGCGCCGCCGGAGACGACAATATCAGCCGCCAGCGCTGTGATATAAACCTGTGCGCTTGTCGTTACGCTGATCGCAGCCGTGCCGTAGGTGGTGCCATCAAAAGACTGTGTAACCGTGCGCGAGAGAGTGCCAGCAACCGAGTTAAACGTGCCGGTTCCAATCTCCCAGTTGACGCCGTCCTCGATCGTGTAGCTGACGGTGTCGCTGTTCTGCGCGCCAGCAGACGAGAACGTCTGGTAGCCGGCGACAGCAACGCCAAGAGACAGAGCGCCAGTGCCGGTTGACGTCACCGTCATCCGCGCGCGGTTATACATCTTTGAAGGCATTTTTGACTACCTTATCCGTGCGTAATGGTACCCGAACTTAACGTCACCGACTGTCCCGACGAGATCGCCGTCGCATTGATGATGATGTCAGAGGCGCTGGTGCCGACAGTCAGGCCGGAGACGATCACATTGCCTGCGTTGTCGCGCAGCTCAGCCTTCGCAGCCGTGCCTGTGCCAGAGGCCGTAGCCGTCAGCGGGGCGCCAGAGATCGTCAGGACGCCGCTGGAAACCGTGCCAGGCGTTGTGCCGAGGGTGAAGCTCACCAAGACGCCAGTAGCGCCAGACAGCGACGAGGTGCCGATGACGAGCGTTCCAGCCGTCGCAGAGCCGACAGACGACGCCGCAGTCTTGCCGGCGATCAGATCGGCCACCAGCTGCATGCGGTTATTTTTGAGTGTCGATGAGTAGACGACAGACATAGTTTACCCCTCAGAGCATGCCGACGATGTTAGTCGCCGTGGTGCCGGTCGCCTTGACCTGTTTGACGCGGATCGAAAGGGTTGTCCCAACCGGGACAGCCGTGAAGGTGACCGTGTCGCCGTTCTCAGTGACGACAGCCACGTTGCCGGCGCCGCCGATGTAGAGCTGGGTGAAGACATTCGGGGCCGTGTCAGACGTCGTGACAGACGCCGCCGTGTCAGGGGTAAGCGAGGAGAGTTGAGTAGCGGGCATGATTTACCTCTCAGAAGCTCTTGCGAGCGGCGACAAGTTTGGTCTGCGGGCGGATGGAGCGATCCGCCTCGACCTCAATGTCATTTAGGATTGATTGATAGATGCCTTCCCAGACCTGGATGCGCTCGTCGTTTTTGAGATACGGCGCCGTATGAACCAGGGATCCATACAGGTAGAGGTCGGGATATTGCGTCAGCGCCCAGTTCGCCGGGTTGCCCGTTGAGATCGCTGGCAGATTTGAGTAGTACCACATCTCAAGGGTAGCCGGCGTTGCGCTTGCCGGAGGCGGCACCATGCGCAGCGTCTTGCCCATGATCGTGTAGTAGATCGTGTTCTGCGTCGGCGTGTAGTAAGGCGCCAGAACCGGGACGATCGTCGTCTGAGGCGACCAGCCCTGCGCCTGGATCGTCATCGACTGATCGGGCGTGATATAGATCAGGGCCATCTGCGTGTCCTGATCCATGAGCTGATACATGGAGAGGAAATCAGTCGGCAGCGGCGCGTAATCATTGACGACGCTGGCGATCGCGCGCGTGATGGATCCGGGATGCTTGATCCGCGCCATGTCGCGCGAGATCCGCGTCGTCGCCATGACGGTGAAATCCGGGATAACGGACGTCAGATCCTGACGATTGAGCGTGTCACTTATTTTAGAGCATAAACCCTGATAATTCGCAGCAAATGTAGGGTCAGCGTAGACAGTCATGCTCCAACCCTTTGCAGCTTCCCTGATTTAATCAGGCAGACAAGCGCACGAGATACACCGTATTCTCTTGCTACTAACTTTTGCATTCTTGCGTCGTCTTTGATGGCTTGCACCTGAGCAAGGCTCAATTTTGTCCAGTTATTGCGTCCTTTAATTGCCCGATCACGCATATTTTCGGTATGTGTGCCTGCAAATAAATGATCTGGATTTACACAATTAGGAACATCGCACTTATGACAAACACAAATCCCATCGCCGAGCATCCCGTGTGATTTTTCATACACATAACGATGGGCTTTATGCGTTATTTTGCCTCTGCGGACGTTGCCGTAACCATCTGCGTTTAAAGACCCATCCCACAGCCAGCATCCAGAATTAGGCTCTGGCGTGACATGCTTATCGAACAGCTTGTCGATCAAGGTCGTCAAAGCGAAATATCCCTAGTCAGGAAGGGCCGACCTTCATTCATCAGCCACTGGAACAGGCGCTTTTTGTCCTGCCAAATGCCCTTTTTCATCAGGTCGGCTCGGATCAGCATCGGGACAGAAGCGATTTTGACGTCGTCGCCGAGCTTTTCGTGTTTGGAATGTTCCATGCGGCTTTCGTGCGCCGCCTTCAGGATGTGGCTGACATCCTGGGTGCTTTCGAGATGGACACCGCCGTCTTGCTCGATGACGAGACGCTGACGAACGCCATTTGCCGGGTCATAGTCGAAATTCTCGACGTCCAGCTTTCTGTAATTTTCGGCCATTGATCGCCCATAAAAAAAGGGGCCGGCGAACCGACCCCTCTCAGATTGAAGATTTAACGCGACTTAGCTGTTCGTGATGTTCGCCACAACCGCGTGAGCGTAGGGGCTATTCACGACCAGGGTGTATTCCGCGAGAAGCTGCGAACGCTTCGCGTCACCCGTGCGGGCCAGTTCCGTGCGCTGGAACGGACGCAGATAGGCGACCTTGGCGTAATCAGGATCGACGAAATACGCGAACGCGCCATTGCAGAACAGCGACGGGACGATGTCCAGCGAACCAAAATCCGACAGATACACGTCAGCCGAGCCAACAATGGTCGCCTGACCATTTTTGACTTCGGTATTAACGCGCGTCTGCGAGAGACCAGCGAAGCCGGAGACGCGGGCCTTATTGACCGGCGACACGAGCATCATCTTGGGTTCGCCACCCTTCTGATACATGTTGCGGATGGCGTCTTTCAGGTTGGTTTCCGTGAAAGCAGCCGAGCCGCTCGTCAGCGTCCAGGCGGTCGTCGGAGCGCCCGAAACCGTCGAAGCGCCGCCCGAATACGCCGGGCCAGTGACGGTGCCGACGACGATGCCGTTGCCGGCAGGCGTCTGAGCAGTCGTCTTGATCCACGTCGGGAAGCCGGCCAGCTTGCGAGCCGTCGAGGCGTCGCCAGCGACCGCAGCCTGGTTCGACAGGAGGATCGTCTCCATGTCGCGCTTCAGCTCTTTGCCGTGCTTGGCGATGAGGTAAGCCTCAATCGTCTTCATGCCAGCCGCGTCAACCGCGCCAGACGTGCCGGAGACGTTGAGCGTCTTCGTCGAAATCTGGGTGTAATTGCCGCAACGCGACGGGGCCACGAAAGCGGTGTCCGTGGCATCAGCGCCTTCGACAGCGGCGTTCGAGCCGTTGGCGTCAGCGAGGATGTCGGTCTGCCATTCGTGGTAGGTGTTGTCCGCAGTCGTGCGACCAACATTGTTCATAAACGCCGTCTTGGTCGGCGAGATATTATAGATGATCAGCTTGTTATCGCCGGCCTGTTTATGACCGACCTCTGCATGTTTCCATGCAGCTCAGACTATTTCATCAGCTTGCGCTGTCGGGCGCTCGTGGACGGATTATTCTTTCGTCACCGTCTAGTCGTTGAACCTTCCGCCTGCCTTTTACATCAGGCGGCTTGGCTGCAGATTGCCTTCGGCTTATCCGGTCAGGGTTTCCTGCAGTTCACCCGATTTTACGAGGACTAAATCAATCCTCAAGATCTTCGCGGATCGACGAAGAGTAATCGTAACGGGTTACGGTAGCCATTTTTCTAGTCCATTAAAGGAGTGCGCGAATGGCCGCAGCGGCGTCTTCCACCCGGCCAGATTTAGCGAGACGATTGCGCGCAGCCTGCGCGTCGCGATTTACCTTCGGAGCAGATGTGCTTGGCGGGGTCGGTCTCAGAGCCTTCTCAGCCGGCGGCGCCGTTGGCTTGAACTTGCTTTTCTGCAGCTCGCGCCAGCGCATGCCGTCAGCAGCCATCGCGACAAGGCGGGCGTCGTAAGCCTGGTTGATCTCCTCATCGGAGAAACCGCGACTGACGAGATAGTCCCGAACCTTGGGGCGATCGCGCTCATAGGCTTTGCGATCTTTCCACTCTGGGATTAACTCAGGGAGCTTCGCCGCGTTCTCTGCCACAAAGGCTTGGAGCCTACGCTGCTGCTCGACCTTGGTTTCTTGCTCCAGACGCTGCCTCTCAGAGGTCGCGGCCTGGAGATCACCCATTGCCTGCTCATATGCTTCTTTTTGACGAAGATACGCCGAGGGGTCGATGTCGATCAGCGACTGATCGGGCGCAGACGGCATAGACGACTGCATCCGCTGGACAAGCGCCGGCAGCAGCTGTGAGTAGACCTCACGCTCCTGACGAGCAGCGTCCAGTTCTGTCGAAAATTGACGTTTCTCGGCGGCGAACTCTTGCTTGGCTCGCGTATAATCCTGCTGCCGCTGATAGCCGTTTAGAGCTTCTTTGAGCGAGACCTTCTCTTCCTTGCCGTTTATTTTAACGGTGTAGAGCGGGTCTGGCTCGTCGGAGCCTTCAGCCTCATCATCGGGTTCGGGGTGAGCATCAGGCGCCTCGTCGTCCTCGTCGGACGCCGTCGTCTCTGGCGCGAGATCCTCGGTTTCAGCCTCTTCCGCCTGTTCAGCTTCCGGGGCCGGTTGCGCCGCCTCCTCTGCCGGAGCCGCTAACCGTTTCTCGGGCTTCTTACCCGACAGTAGCGCTTCGATTTTGGACGCAGCTTCCTCTACGGTGCCGGTGCTTTCGCTTGCCGGCGCCGTCTGAGTTCCATCAGACATCTATTTCTCTGGGTTGCTCAGCGAGCGGGCGTGCCTTGCGAGCGGGCGAGTTTTTCCCGCGTCTCGGCTTGTGCCTTGCTGAGTTTCGCGTCCTCAAGCAGGCCAATCAGGCGCGCTCGGAACGTCCTTGCGCCGCGCACGAGGCCATAGGCTTCTTCTCGTTCTGCTGGCGTCTTAAAATTCCCGTTTGCCCACATCTCGATCGTGTAGGCGTCCATCTTCTCCATCGCGATTTTGAATGCGTCGGAGTTCAGAATATTCTGCGCTTGGCGCGCGAGCTGCTCAGCGTCGAGTTCACTCATTGCGGCATCGCCGGCGCCGGAGCGTTAGGCTGCGGCATTGGCTGCTGCTGTTGCGGCGCCTGGCCCATGCCGATCTGAGAGAGAACTTGCGCCGAGGCGATCTTCTCGTTGTCGATGAGCGTCTGAGCCAGGTTCTGGATGTCCTGGCGAGGCTTCCTGGTCATCTCAATGATTGAGGGCCAATCGACCTGGACGCCGCTCTTCGCGGCAATGTCCGCAGCCTTCAGGATGATGTCGGCTTCCATCTGGTCGCGCTTGAGATCCGCATCCAGCTGAAGCTGGGCGCGATCGATCGCGAGCTGCTGGAGCTTGGCGTAGGTCTCAGCCTGCGCCTTCGCCATCTCGACCTCGGCGAGCAGGACGTTGGGATCCTTTTGCTGCGCCTTCATTGCAGCCTGCTGCTGGGCGAGCATCGCCTCCTGCTGCTGGCTGATCGGGGAGAAAAATGCGTCGGGGTTTTTGTAACCCGCTTTCCGCACGATCTGGCTCAGCGTCGATTGATACTGCGACAGCTTAACCAGGGGGTTGTCCAAACCCATCATCTGGATGATCTGTTCCTGCTTCTGAGCGACCGTCGTCAGGAACGCCATCTGCTGCGCGTCATCGCCACGGCCCAAGGCCACCGAGACCGAGCAGTCCATATTCGGATCCCAGGTCGTCGGATCGACCTGGACATAATCGCCGCGCAAGCGAACCAGGAGCGGCTTGTCCTGGTGGCGGCAGATCATCTTCAGGAGACCGCCAAACAGCTGCTTCATGCCGTTTTCAGCAAACGTGCGGGCGATCAGCTCAATGCGCTCCTGGGAGGCCGAAATCTGCGCCGTGACCGCGGCTTTCGTGGTCGATTGTAGGAGATCAGCATCAAGACCCTGGCTCGCCGGGGTGACGCCCGTGCGCTGCGCCTTGATCTCGTCGATGTATTCAATGATGCCCATCGCCGGCTGGCCGACGAAGGAGGTGGAGAGATCCTGAACAGCTCCGGCCTGGCGCATGCGGATGACGGCGCCAACCTCTTTGTTCAGGACGTCGTCGATATTGACCTGGCCCTCGACGATCGCCGTGCGGGGGAAGATCGATTGAGCCAAACTGTCCAGCGTCGCGCGCATGACGTGCGATTTGATGCGCTGGAGATCCATCGTGACGTCAGCGACCGAATGTCCAAAGATCGCATGCGGCTCGGGATCGGGGCAGAACACAGCGAACGGGACGTGATCGACGATCTCATCTTTCAGGACAAAGCAGTCGCGGCCAATGCATTCAATGCAGCGGAGTTCCGCAATGCCATCCCCGTCCTTATCGATGCGCATGAAGATTTTCATATACTTCACGCGACGCATCGTCGGGTCGTCGTTGTCTGTCGGGAAATACATGCCACGGTTGCGCTCAAACTCTTCCATCTGAGCGATCCAGAGATTGTCCTCTCCGGGTGAGCCGTGTTCGATTACATCTTCCTCGTTGTATCCCATCTCGATGAGTTCTGAGACCGTAACGAGGTCACGGTATCCGACAAGGTCGAAGAATTTGTCGGTGTCACGAGCGCGCCGATCGCAGATAAAGCACTCAGGAGGCAATGCGCGAACACGATATTTCCTCTCCTGGTCAACGAGACGCACGCAAACCGAGTAAGTCTCGGGCGTCATCGGATCCGTTACAGGCTCCGGGTTCGCATACACCAGCTGAGCATTCGGGTTCTGCTGCATCATCAGCAGCAGCTCTTCTCTCTGCAGGCCAGAGAAATGACGCTCAATGACGCGGTCTTCGCTTTCCGCCCACCAGGTGACGACGCCGACCTTTTTAAGCAACGCATCCTTGAACGCGCTGTAAAGGATCTGGAAGCCGGGGTTCATCTCGTTGAAGATGAAATTAACCGCATCCGACGCCTGCTCAGCAGTCGGGACGTCTTCAGCCGTGCGCGGCATGTATTCAACAATCCGCTGGCCGGACGTGAAAATGCGCATGAGGCTCGGCATGATGCTCTGGATGGTGTCGCGCACCTCCGTAAGCACCACCTGAGATCTGCCCGCCTCCTCGTCGCCGAACGGCGCGCCGCGATAATACTCAGCGGCCTGGACGCGGATCGGCGTAATTAGGGTGTCGATATAATTTTCTGCAGCCTGAACGGCGATGCCGACCCGGTTCTGGAACTCAGTCTCGTCGAGCGGATTGAGCTTCTGGCGCATATCCGCATTGCCAGGGCCGTAAGAATTATTGTCCTCGTCAGCGTCATCCTCGACGCCACCTTCGGCCATGTCTTCCGCGTAATCTTCATCCCCCGGCACGGGAGCAGAGTTTTCGAGATATGCGGCCTGATCCGCATCCATCGGAGATGGAGACGAACGACGGCGACGACGACGTGCCATTCAGTTCTTTCCTAGCAAATAGAGACGCGGCGCTGCAGAGGCTTGCCGGTGATCCATTTCATTGATCGGCCACCAACCATGGCGCCTTGACCAGCAAACGTGAGACACAGCGCGTCGGCCAAATCCGGCGAGCGCATGCCGCGTTTCTTCAATTCAGATTTACTCTCGACCTTGATCTTGCCGTTTGAGGCGAATGCATAACTCGGCGCGATTAGCTCAGCGCGGAGATCATCATCCTTCGGCAATTTAACCGCTCTGGTCTCCAGCCAATCTTTAGCTGCAATCCAGAGTTCATCTCTCAGTCGATACGCCTGCTGATTGAGCGCATTGCTCTCGGAGACGTTGACATCGCGAACATTAAAACCCAATTCGCGCAGACGATCGGCGACACCGCCGCCAAGGCCAATGCTGTCCACGCAAATCTCAGCGGGCTTGTCCATATTCGCTTCATGGACAATCCGCCCCACCGTTCCCATCAGATCCTCGCCAGACCAATGGCGCATCTCGATGACGACGTTACCGCGTCGTTTGCAAATTACCGATCTATCCGATCCGTAACGCGCAATGTCGCAGCCAAAGATGAGATCCGCTTGAGGGTCGAGCGCAACGTCTCGCGACATAGCGCTGTCCACAAGATCAGCTGCAATAAGGCTATCATCATCACGAAGAGCAAACTCACCAAGAACGCGAACACGGAACGCATTCGAGTTCTCGCCATATGTGCTTTTGATCTGCTCGACGAAGTCTGAACTCACCAACGGAATATCGACGCATGAGACATGCATCGTTTTCCAATCGCCCTTGAGCTGGTGGTGCGTTCTAAAAAATAATCCAGTGTTACGCGTCGGGTTGCCGATCAGGATCGTCGTCGCGTTGTGACCAGACATCGATCCGGCGGCGCTTTCAAACACCGCCTCTGGAATAGCGCTCGCCTCGTCGCATATCAGCAGGACGTTTTCCGAATGCACACCAGCCAGCGCTTCTGGTCTTTCCGCAGAGCTGGTTCTTGCTGTGATGAACGAGCTTTCCGGTGCTGCTTTGTGGACTATTCTGTCCGAATATATTTCTATGCTCTGCAGTAAAACATCGGGCATTTTATTTGCCCAATGCTTTAACTCAGAGAAAAGAGCGTCAAATAGCTGACCAGCTGTCGGGGCTGTGACGACTGCCTTTTGAGGCATTCTCGTCATCATCGTCCAAAGCAAAATCCAAGAACAGCACGTCGATTTTCCAATGCCGTGTCCAGCGCGAACGCTGATGCGCCGCTCTCCAGCCGCGACAGCATTCATCAGATCACATTGCCAAGGCATCGGCTCTGCATTTAGCACTACGCGGACAAACGCTACCGGGTTGTTCCTATACGCCTCAACGAATGTGGCGTATGCCTCGGATATGTCCACTAATCCGTCCTTGCAAATTCCTTGTGATGCTTTTTGATTTCAGCATCGTAGGCTTCTTTTGCTTCTTGGATCGTCAGAAAACGCTTGCTGTAAACAAGTTTCCCGTCGACTTTTACTTGCGCTCTGTAAAATCCCATATCCATGCAAACACCCTTCACGCCAAGCTTGTTATGCTTGCGCATACCAGCATTACTGGCGTTCTGGCTTCGTGATGCAAGGCGAAGATTTTCAATCCTATTGTTTGAGCGATTTTGATCTATGTGATCAATTTCGTCGTCAGCCGGCTCTCCGTAAATGTAGAGCCACGCCAGCTGGTGCTTGAAATAAACCCTACCGCCTATGTTGATGCGGCCATAATCATGCGGGTCAGTTGTCCCCGCCGGCTTCCCGCTAAACCTTGCGCGCCAAGATTTATACAGCCGATCGTTCTTGAACTCGGTCGCCGGTCTGTCGTTCCAAAAGAAATCACCCGTCGCCGGGTCATATGTCAGTATTGAACGAAGAGCATCAGCAGTGATATTGAGCTTATTAGCCATCGAACCCCTCCTACGGGTTTGGCGGTCAGAGGCGGCCAGGGTGTTACCAGCACCCGGTCGCTTCGTTTTTTATACCATATTTATCGGCTCGTCGCGATACGCCGCGATGAAGATGTCGAGCGCGGCGGCGAGATCAGTCATTCCTTGACCTGTGATCCTTTGGTGTCATACAATAGTGGGTCAGGAGATCCGATATGACCGACGAAGAACTTGAGGCCGTAGGCGAGAAAATCCGCGTTTTGCTTGATCAGCAGACCAAGCATCCCTGGGGTTCGCCAGAATACGAGGCGATCGACGACGAGATCCGCTCGCTCGTCGGAGAAACCGATGGCAAGGCCCAGCGGTTCGTGGACGCTTATGAGCGGGTTATTCACTAAAAGGTCGGCGCGCCCTCGTCAGAGCCTGCCTGGCTCGACAGCAGACCCAGCGGGACGCCGGCGCCGAGGCTGAAATAGGCCAGGCTCGACGGGTTGATTACCGGGCGAACCGGGTTGGGCGAGGTCAAATAGCCTGCCTTATTATGCTCAGCGAGAGCCGCGCGATGCTGCGCCTGGCTCATGCGCGGAACCTTTTCGAGACCAGGATACATGATCTCGTGCGGTTCGACGCGATTGCGGATCCGATCCCAGAGCATCCACTGGTTAGCAAATAGACCCTGGTTATTCTGTCGGGCGATGCGGTCGTTCTCTTCCAGGGCGCGCAGATAAGCGGGAGAGACCTTTGTCACCTCCTGCGGCTCGCGCACCCAATCAATGCCCCGCATCTCTTCCGGGACATTCGGATTTATGTCGCCCTTGGCGTTGCGGAACTTGGCGCCGCCGTGCTTGTTCACGACATTCATAACCTGGTCAACGAAGAAACCGCGTCCACCAGGAGCGTCAACCACATCAGCATAGCCCTTTATGCGGTCTTTGCGAGGCTTGCCCTCGTTGAACTTATCGACGACCGTTTTCTCAAACGCTTTTTGCTCTTTTGCGTTCTCGAACAGCTGGCCGGTAAATTCAGTCGCCATGTGCCGGTCGATCGCCGAGATGGCCGCATCATTCGGCTTCTGCCAAACAGCTCCAAACGACCCCGTCTTCGCCGACAGACCAGGAACCTGAGAGGCGATGCGAGAAACGTGGTTGAGCCATTGCGACGCCTTGTCGCGACCGCCCTCGCCCTGCCCTCGGAACTCGAAGAAATCTGGCCGCTCTTCCATCATCTTCGCGAAATCAGAAACGCGCGTGTAATCGACAGAGCCTGATGCGCCCAACCCGCCCTTGCTGCCGGCTTGGAGGCCATATTTCGACGCGATCTCCTTTGAGATCTCATCGCGAACAGGACGCTGCGCAGAACTCGGCGGCATCTCGTCCAGCGACCAGGGCGTCATGCCGGCCATGCGCGCGATGTCGCCTTGGCCCTCCTTCGCCATCGTCGCCGCCACAGCAAATTCATTCGGCGTGAGCGGATTATTCGGGCTGAGCAGACCCATCAGGAAGCGATTGTAGATCCCTTCCTTGCCCAGCTGCCCATACGCCGGCGTCACCGCATTCACCATGCGATTATGCAGCTGCCGGTGCAGATCTGGATCTAGATCATTCGGGTCGATCCCCTGCGCCTTCAGGTGCAGCAGATCATAGTACGTCATCGGCTTGTTGGCGTCTTCTACGCCGCCAGGAACCGTAAACTCCCTGCCCGACGCGGTCTTATACGGGACGAGGCTCGCCTCAAATTCCGCATTCGTCGCCGGCCCCATCGGGACGCCGTGCTGCTGTCCAAACGCGCCCCAATCCTCGGGCGTAAATTCATGCGGCTGCTTGCCGTTGAAAACCAGATCAGTCTCAGGCCCATACGCCGTGCGGCCACGCAACGTCGCAGCATTCGCTTTCGCCGCGTCGCCGACCTTCAACAGCTCTTCAGGAACCTTCGCCCGCGCCGCCGCCAGCTTCTCAGCCTTCGACATCGCCGGCACAGCCATCGCCAGCTTCGCGCCGCCGAGCAGACCCTTCAACGCGCCGCCAACAACGGGAGCCATGCCCACCGCCTGCAGCGTCGCATCTAGATTATTCCCCGCCGCCAGGTTCTCCTTCAGCGACGGCCCGCCAAGCAAACCAGCTGCGTCCTGGACGCCGCCGGCGCCAGTCATGCCATACGCGACACGACCAATCGCATCGTAACCAGGAGAGGCCTCGGCATTCGGAGAAACGCCACCGCCGCCAGCCTGCAGATAACGAGCGAGATCCTCCTCGTCAGCGTCGTTGAGCAGCCCAAAAGGGCGATAGCCATCAGCCATTTCGGAGCCTTCAATTCCACGATCTAACGGAGCCACATCGTTTGCAGTACAAACGGCTCGATTTCACAAAACTTGGATGAAATGCCGGGAAAACGGGTATTTTCGTCCAAATTTTTTGTATTTTTTTGGGGAGATTTTTGAGAATAGGCAGAGGGATTTTTGAGAACAGCAAGAGAGGGTGCTGTGTCAGGGCCGGGCCGCCGGTGGTCAGCCCCCAGGGGGGCCGCGGCCACCCCCTCGCGCCCTGGAGCGCCGATCTCCCACATATCTCCACACATACACACATCAACCATGCAGCAACGCATTGATCTGCATGCATGTCTAGCCATACGCAATACAGGTTAGGATGCTGTGCTACGTTGGCGTGATGTCTTTGTAGTCTGTCTCTATCTGCTTGGCCTGCCCTGCAAGCCTCATAAGAGCCTCTGCATGCGCCGTTGCTACGTTGATGGTGGTATTCACCTCAACGCGCTGCAGATCGCCCCAGACCTTCGGAGCGGTCTTGGATGCATGCCACTTGCGCGCATCTACCTGGAGCCGCGCCTTGTTGGGATCCTCGCATGTATCTGCGATCGTCAGGATCTCGTCGGCAAAGATCGTCGCCTGGATTTCACGAGCGCGCGCGTATTTCAACCGGAAGCTCTCGTTGTCTTCCAGCCATCTAAATATCGTGCTTGGACTAGGCAGACCCTCCTCTCGGAGCTTCTCCCAGGTAAATGGCTTGCCCTGCGTGATATGCTCGCAGATCCGCAGTCCCATCTCCTCAGTGTAGCTAGACGGTCTTCCTGTCTTCTTCTCTACTACCTGGTTATGGGTGACAGATTGTTCAGGCGCCGCAGAATTTTTGCTGGCTCTCTGTCCAGGCTTTCCGGGGCTTTGCGCCTGCTTTGCTGCCGGCGTTCCAGCCTGGCGCGTGTTCAGCAGTCGCTCTGTCCGGCTCAGCTTCTTTGCTGGTTCGGGAGTAGCCACTAGACTGCCCTCATGCGTTGTTGCCGTTCTGTTGGATTGGTTGCGGCCCCATCTGCCGAGGTCAGACGCCCGGAGAGAGGCGTGCAAACGAGGCCGCAGTATTGTCGCTCAAAGGCGCTCTACCTACTCGGTGAGCTGCTACCTTTGTGACACGATATGGAGATGCGCCCAAAGAAAAAGGCCGGCGGAACATGCCACCGGCCACGCAAATCTGGGTAACGCTTACGGCGCTAGTGCGCCGTCTCTCATAATCTCTCATTTAGCCCGGTCGCCGTCAATTACGCCCACGCGGCCCGCTGTTAATAACCGCGCCGACGTAATTACCCTGCCCGTCATAAACCAGCGTGTTCTGCCCAGCCGGAGCCGTCGAGCCGATGTAGTCGCCGTTGCGGCCATAGATGAAATTGTTCTGCCCAGCCGGCTGCATGTTGCCGAGGTAATCTCCATCGGCGCCGTAAAACTGCGCGGTTTGCGCCGCCGCAGGCGTTGACACGAATGCCAGTAAAATGATGATCTTGCGCATATTATCCCCCGATCTACTCACCGCAACCTTGATACATTTGTCTCACTGGTATAACACAGCCTGATGATAACACCAGCCCAAATCAGAGCCGCCAGGCATCTCCTCGTTATGAAGCAGGACGAGCTGGCTGAGCTTGCCGGCATATCCATCGCCACGCTTAAGCGCGCTGAGAGCGAGCGAGAGGTGCCGATTTCGGAAGAGACAATCCAGCTGATCAAAGACACGCTAGAGGTCAACGGGATCATTTTTCTTGATATGATTGGCGTTCGCCTGCGCGGCTAACTCCCGGCGCCGGATCTCGCGCTGGATATACCAAACAGCTTTCCGCAGATCCTCGATCGACCGGCCCTTGTGGTCGCAGCGCATGATATATTTGACCGCGTTGCCCAGGCAAAAATTCATATGCTCGGTGAGCTGGATGACCTCGATGCCTGACGGGCTTGCCATGTAGTGCTTCGGGCTGTTGACCATATCCTCTACTGACATGCGAGCTTCTCCTTGATCACAGGCATCCGGCGGCGCACGGACACGACCTTCATGCTCAGCGCCTGTGCGATCTCATCGACCGTTTTGCCGGCCTCGAACATCTCCCAGACCTTGGTCTCGACCGGCGTCAGCTGATCAACCGGAGGCTTGGAATTAACTCTGACTAAATCGCTCATTGATCAGCCCCACCCGTTCCAACCACATAGAGAAACAATCCGACCAGGCTTGCGATGAGCTGGCGCCTGCTGCCCTGCCTTGAACTTATCAACCGCCATCTGACGCCTGGCCCTCAGTGCTGCGCCCTCTGGCGTGTCAGCTTTGAGCTTGGCCTCGTATCGATCTTTGGCCGCCTTAACCCGCGCGCGAACCTGGGCGGCGTAGTCTGGATCCTGCGCCATCTTCTCCCGCATTCGGAGATTTCTGGCTCGACGCTCTTCCTTCGTCTCAGCCATCTTTCTCTCCCAGATAAGCGGCGCGGGCGGTTATGCTGCACCAACCGCAAGGCGTTACGGCCCCATAAAGGAACGTAGTCAATATGCACCCGACGAGAATTCCAGTCATAACATCAAGGAATTTTTCAGTTCTCACGCTTCTCTCCCAGATAAGCGGCGCGGGCGGCGCGGAGGTCGTCGCAGTCAATGTTCATTGCTACGGCGCGTTCCCAAATATGCCCGTATTCGTCGTCGTCTAAATCAACGGCGGCATCGGCAAATGGTTTTACCACTTTCATCAGCTTTTCGATGGCGTCAGCGGACTTATGAAAGTATTTCAGCGCCTCGCCAAACAGACACGCCGGAGCGCAGCACACTCCGTCACTACATACCTGCCCACAGCACCTACCGTCGTTCAACCATTCTTTGCCGGACCGAAGCTGGCGGATAAAATCGATGTAGGCAGGCAAACTGTCAGACTTTACTTGACAGTTGGCGTTCGCCTTCTGGGCCTGCAATTCCATCCTGTTGTATTCTTCCCGCGTCACCAATGACCCGTCGCGTATCCGTATAGTAGGTTCGTCAGTCACTTTCCCCTCCCAACGCCATCAGTGCGGCGCGAAGTTCTGTTTGCCACCAATCGCGTTCAGTAGACGACATTTCATTTACGTCTATGTCCAGCGCGGCGTCGTGCAGTCGTTTCAGCGCGGCTTCAAATTTCTCGGCATATTCACAAGCAGACGAAAGCCCATCTTCAAGTTCCGCGATGCGGGCTTTTAGCGCTTCAATTTTTTGGTCTTGATAAAATCCCATTACCGCCACCTCCTGTGCCAGCGCCTATGACGGCGACGCGGCTCATGTTCGTTTTTTGGCGTTTCTTCGACACGTTTTTCTGACGTGTTAATTGGATCGACATTTTCAGTCGTTTGCGGGCAGGCCTTGTAGATCACGGTCGGCTCTTGCGCCGGCGGCTTCAGGACATAGGCCGTCGCAATCTTGGACGCGACTTTGTAGGTCTCGCATCTGTCCGCGCGAGGCGTGTCTACCTGGTAGAAAACCACAGCCACGCCGATCGCGATGCCTGCGGCGAGATATGCGTAGTTATTCATGCGCATTGAGCAGCCAGCTTCTCTTGGATGATTTTGTATCGGATTGAGATCGATTTCGGATTTACGTTGCCGATCGCGGCGGCGATTTGTTTCCAGTCCATGCCCTGCCGCCGCAGATCAAGGATACGCTGTTCGTAATCTGTCAGCGCGGACGGGTCGGAAAATCTCCGATAAATGTTTGGTCTTTGGCGCATCAACGCCTCCTCGTCTTGCCAACAGCGATCAGGCCAAAATGCGCATTCACAGCGTCAAGCGCCTCGCAAAGCCTGGCCGAGATGTATCCAGCCATCCGAGAGCTGCCGGGCGCGTGGACGCCTTTCCATCCAGACGCCACATCCTTCAGGCTGCGGCTCTCCCCGCACACGTTCACGAGCAGCGCGTAACCGATGAGACCTACACCCGGCACCGAGGATGCCTCTGCAAGCCACTTGTGAGCCTCCTGCATGCGTTCTGTGAGAGGCTCAGCTACTACCCCGCCATCGACACGAATGCGGCTATAGTCGATCGCCTGTGAGGCTCCGAGCATTGCGGCCTCATACCGGCGCCGGAACTCATTCGCCGCGATGAGCTGATCGTCGTCGATGACCTTCTGGTGGTGAAGGTAGCTGATCGAATGCTCGCGGGCGTTCCGCATGACGGTGATCTTCTTGTCACCCTCAAACGGATCGACAGCCTCGCCAGCAATGAGAACTTGCTGGTGAGATCCGGCGAGCGTGATCGGCGGCGGCTTACGACGGCTCACTCAGCGGCCTCGCGGTATTGATCGTTCACCAGGGCGAGAACACGGTCGCGCATCGGATACGGGCGACCGTTCTCACGCTCCCAACGATCGATGAACGATCCAGGGACGACGCGCTCGACGATTGGCTTGGCGGGTTTCGTGCCTTTCGGGACGAGGCCGTATTGCGGGTTGAAATTTACGCCGCTCTTCAGCTCGTCGAGCAAAGCCGCGAACCGCTTCTGCATCTGGGCGCGATGCTCTTCGGAATACTCAAACTCCGGCTTGGTAAGACGCAGCTGTTGAGCTTTCTGCGTCTGGATGAATTTATGCTGGATCTCGGCGCATTTGTCGTAAAGCTCGCCGGCAGTCGGCGGAAACCTTGTCGATCGGCGCCGGAAATGGTTGCAGGCTTCAGCCACGACCGGATGCGAAAAGCTCGACAACGTCTCCAGGTAAGCCGCCAGCGTCGCCATCGCGGTCTCCCGCTCCATCGACTGCGCTCCTGGGAAGCAGAGAAACAGCTTCATCAATTCGTTTCTGACCAATTCCATCGCCGTATCCATTCAGTTCCGCGTAAAGACTGCCCCACCCTTTCTGGCTCTTCTGCGGGCCAGCTCTGGCGGCTTGGTTCGTGATCCATGTCGGGTGAAATCCTTGCCAACCGTTCTTGATCATCATCTCGACCGCCTCCTCGGGGTTGCCGTAGGCGATGAAATCTTTGACCAGCAGCTTGGCGGCTCTGGCGGTGAGCGGTTTGCGCAGCTTCTTGCGGTGTTCGATTAGATCTCTCGACGACTGCTCAGACAGGCACTCGGAGAGGATGGCGAGAGGCGTAGCCTCACGCGTTATATCTTCGTTAGAAGATATATTCTGACTTCTGACTTCTGACTTGCATTGCTGCGGCATTGCCGCTGCATTTTCCGATTGTTGTTTTTCTTTGCTTTTGTTCCAGCGTGACGCGGCCTTTTCCCTCGCCATGGCACCTATATTTTCACGCGCCATGACCTCCTTTTTCACTCTTTCGTTCGTCAGCTGATCACCGTCCTGGATGATCTTCCCGTCGTCGATCAGAGCTTGCAGAGCCGATTTGAAATTGGGGGTCGGACAGCCGCAGCGACGAGCCAATCGACCGTCGTCGCGGAGAATGCTGCCGCCTGCGTCATACATCAGGGCGAGTAGCGTGATGTAGCATCCGCGCTCAGCCATCGAGAGGCCGGTCGTGCCGGCCAGCCAATCCTGATGATAGAACTTGAACCAGGGCAGATCAGTCATCACTCATCCCCCGGCCATACGGCGTCGAAATCGGCGAGCTGCTTCTCGCGATCCATCTTCAAGAACAGATCATCCGCCGGATACTCAGGCGCGCCGGCGCCGGCCCAGCTGTAGACGCTGCCGACAGCTGCGTTCCGATCTTCGTCGTAGAGATAAACCCAGCCCAGCCGCTCCCAGTGAGAGCGGTCGTGGTGAGCGACGAATGCGATGGCGTGATGCTTTTGGCTCACAGGTCGTTCCTCAAGCGCTCGCGCATCTTCGACCGCGAACGGTTATCTGTCTGCTTGTTGAACTCGGAGAGCTTCTCAGCGACATGATCGCGCTGCGATCCCAGCTGCTCAGCGATCAGATCCGCCTGCGAACGAGGCGGGAGCTGGTAGCGGCGCAGGATGTGGATGGCGGCGTCGATCGCGGCGAGCTGCGTCTGGAGAGAAATGCGCGCCATTAGCTCCCCCAATAACTGTAGGTGGGGA